TAAAATGACTGAAAGAGAAAAGGTTCTTCAGTTGGCTTTCATACTTATGAAGCATGGCGAACCATTACCAATAGACTTGCTCGCAAGGGCAGAACAACTTGGGTTGGAAGTTGATAAACTTGACGACCCACAAATAACCCCAATCACATTCGAAGAAGGAGACTATTACGAATGACATCTACAATGAAGAAAACAACATTTAAGACCCCACAGGGTATTGCACAGTACCCATGGTTGAACCGCCCTGACACACAGTTTGATGCAGACGGTCAATACAAAGTAAACATTCGTGTAAAGAAAGATGCAGCGCAGTCACTGATTGAAGAAATCAAGAAAGCATCTGAGGATGCATTTGGTGCAAAAGCGAAATCAGCTACGCTACCATTTGTAAATGACGAAGAGACTGGCGACATCATCTTCAAGACAAAATCAAAGTACCAGCCATCAGTGGTCGATAGCAGTGGAACTGTTATCCCATCACACAGCTTACCACCCATTTATGGCGGCTCTCAGCTCAAGGTAGCTGGGACATTGTATCCGTACAACGCTGGTGGTCGTGTTGGCATCTCGATGCAGCTAGGCGGTGTTCAGATTATCAGCTTGTCTGAGAATGCAAACACAGTAGGCATCCAGTTTGGTGAAGTTGAGGGCGGCTATGTTGCTGCTAACGACAACGAAGAAGCACCAGAAAGCGAGCAGTCTTATAACTTCTAGAAAACGCTCCCACGCCATCGCAAGAGGCTATCGGAGTGGACTGGAAGATAAGACGGCGCAGCAGATTGCCAATGCTGGCCTTGAGGTTCTCTACGAGACCGAAAAGGTCAAATACACATGGCCTGAACGTCAGGCGTCATACACACCAGACTTTAAGCTGCCATCAAAACATGGTGGCTTTTTCTTTTGTGAGACAAAAGGCATTTGGTCTGTTGAAGACCGCCAGAAGTGGCATCTGCTCCACGAGCAGCATCCCGAAATAGACTTCAGGCTCGTGTTCAGTAATCAGAACGCCAAGCTCTATAAGAACTCACCAACCACTTACGCCTCTTACTGCGAGAAACACGGATTTACATACGCAAACAAGGTCATTCCACAGGAATGGCTAGAAGAAGGAAAGGAAAGCGACAATGAGTCAAACAATGAGAATTCTTGACCACCTCAAGAATGTTGGGTCCATAAGCTTTGTCGAAGCTAACGACCTATACCGCTGTCGGTCTCTTCCACGCAGGATTAAAGACCTTCGTGAAAAGGGATACGACATCATTAGTGAGTGGCGCAGAGACCACCTTGGTCAAAAGTACACTCGTTACTCACTAGCAACTAACTAAAGGAGACACCAGAGATGCGCATCACTCATCAAGGGTCTAATTTTGTTAGCCGTCATTCGTGTGACAAATGCGGTTCTAGTGACGGAAATGCCTTTTTTGATGATGGGCATCTCTATTGTTTTGTCTGCAAAGCTTACACACCACCAGAAGGAGAAGCATTGATACCAGAGACACAGCCCCATAAAGAAACCCATGCCAACTATAACTTAATCGAAGGAACCCCAAGAGCGATACCAGCTAGGGGGTTAAGCGAAGAAGATTGTAGGAAGTTTGGTTACCTGATTGGCACAAAGGCCAATGGCGAACAGGTTCAAATCGCAACATACAGAGACAAGCAAGGCAGACCTGTAGCCCAAAAGCTACGAGGCAAAGACAAAACGTTTCAGATGATAGGTGATACCAAGAACATCACGCTCTTTGGTAGCCACCTCTGGTCTAATGGTAAGAAGGTTTGCCTGACTGAAGGTGAGCTGGATGCCATTAGCATCAGTAAATGCTTTGGTCATAAATATGCCTGTGTGTCTCTGCCATCTGGCGCACAATCAGCTGTCCGAGCGGTGAAAGATAACTTTGATTACCTGAATGGGTTTGATGAAGTGATTATTTGCACTGATATGGACGAGGCTGGGCAAAACGCTGCTCAAGCTATTGCTGAGGTGCTTCCTGTTGGCAAAGCAAAGATTGCTACCCTTCCAGCCAAAGACGCTAATGAAGCCCTCATAAAGGGCAAGGCTGCCGAACTCATTCAAGCTGTCTACCAAGCACGAGAATACCGCCCTGACGGAATTAAGTCAGCGTTGGATTACCGTAATGTCATCTCCATTGATGAAACAGCTAGCACGATTTCATGGCCTTATTCCATGCTCAACCAGACACTGATGGGCATGAGAAAGCGAGAGCTGGTTACACTTGCCTCTGGCAGTGGATGCGGAAAAACAACATTCTGTAAGGAAGTAGCACATCACCTGATGATGTCTGGACAGAAAGTTGGTCTTATCAGTCTTGAGGAAGCACCAAAGCGAACCTTACTTGGTTTGGTTGGTATTCACCTCAACAAAAACCTACTTGTAGACCGAACTCAGGCATCAGACCAAGAAGTCCTAGATGGGTTTGACAACCTATTTAACGACCGCACCTGTGTGCTTTACGATAGCTTTGGTACAAATTCGCCAGAGCTTATCTGTCAGCGTATCCAATATATGGCAAGAGCATTAGACGTAGACTGGGTTATTCTAGACCACGTTACAATGCTTACAGCCAATATGGTCGATGAACGTAGGGAGCTGGACAAATGCGTCACAGCTTTCCGAACACTCGTTCAGGAACTTAATATTGGTATGATTATGGTCTCACACCTTACCAGACCATCTGGCAGAGGACACGAAGACGGCGCAGCAGTAAGCCTAAGCCAACTTCGGTCCAGCCATTCGTTAGCACAGCTAGCAGATGCAGCCATTGGACTTCAGAAAGACCCAGATGACCCTGATAGCGATATCAGGCTCGTTAGAGTCCTCAAGAACCGTTTCAGCGGTCAAATAGGTGACGCTGGAACCCTTATCTACAATCGTGAAACTGGTCGGCTCGAAGAGTTCGAGTTGGCAGCATTACTTAACTCTGAAGGAGACGAAGACATCAATGAACAACATAGCTCTACACCTGACGCAGCTTGATGTTGTAACCCATTACCTCAAAAAGGGTAAAAGCCTTACCCAGTTAGAGGCACTTGAGAAGTTTGGCATTATGAGGCTTGCCCCTCTTATCCATCTTCTTCGAAAAGACGGTTTTAACATCAAAACAAAGCTTGTTGGTAAACAGCGATATGCAGCTTACCAGCTTGTTGCAGCTAACGACAACACCCCTCAAAAACCTACACAACTTGAACTTCCACTTTAAGGAGACGCCAATGATGGATTTCGTTGATGAAATACTTGATTACGAAGACTGGCTAGCAAATAACATGGTCATGCATGATTATGCAGAGCAAGCCATGCAACACGCCATTTACCCTGACGCCTTGATTTACCCAATGCTTGGTCTTCAAGGTGAAGTTGGTGAGCTGTCTGAAAAACTTAAGAAGTTCTTTCGTGACAATGATTACGAAGTTGGCATGGAAGACTGTATAGCTGAAATGCCAGCTGAACTACGCCTTGAGATGGCAAAGGAGCTGGGTGATGTATTATGGTACGTCACAGCAATCGCTTCTGACTTAGGCTATGAGCTTGATGAAGTTGCGCAGCTTAACCTCGACAAACTTGAAAGCAGAAGCCAGCGTGGCAAAATCAAAGGCAGCGGCGATAACCGTTGAGACTGATAGCCGACCTCGAGAGTAACGGCTTTCTTGAAACCCTCACTAAAATCCACTGTATTGCACTAATGGATGCTGACTCTGGTCAGCGTTGGGTCTATGGACCTGATGCTATTAAAGAAGCACTCCAGAAGATGATGGAAGCATCCGAGCTTATACTGCACAACGGTATATGCTTTGATATTCCTGCGATACGCAAACTCTACCCACAATTTAGCACGGATGGGATAATCGTGACCGACACGCTTGTGTTATCACGCCTCATCCGCGCTGACCTTAAAAATGATGATTTCAATCAAGAGTGGGAAGAAGAGACCTTACCTAAACGTCTGCATGGCTCTCATAGCCTTAAAGCATGGGGCCGCAGACTTGGGGTTCTGAAAGGTGATTTCGGAGAGACCACTGACTGGTCTGAATGGTCTCAAGAGATGCAGGATTATTGTGAGCAGGACGTTATTGTCACCCACGCTCTTTGGCAGCATTTGCAGCCTGAGAAGTGGTCGCAGAAAGCCATAAGGTTTGAACATGAGATTGCAGAGCTTTGTAATCGTATTGGGCAAGCTGGTTGGACTTTTGATATTGAAAAGGCTCAGGCACTTTTCGCTCGTCTTTCAGCGGAAAAGATAAAGTTAGAGCATGAGCTGCAGACTTTGTTTCCACCATGGGAAGTAGAAACCATCTTCATTCCAAAGGTGAACAACAAGAAGCTTGGTTATGTCAAAGACGAACCATTTACCAAAGTCAAACAAATCGACTTCAACCCTAATAGCCGAAAGCATATCGAGCATTGTCTTAGGACAAAGTATGATTGGCAGCCTAAGGAATACACGCCATCAGGAGACGCTAAGATTGATGAGTCTGTATTAGTAGGGCTGCCTTACCGTGAGGCACATAAACTTGCACGGTCTTTCATGTTGCAGAAACGACTTGGTCAACTATCCGATGGCAATAACGCTTGGATGAAGCTTGTCGAAGATGATGGAAAGCTAAGACATACCATCAATACTCTTGGCACAGTTACAGGACGATGCAGTAGCTTTGGCCCTAATCTTCAACAAGTACCAGCTGTAAGAGCTGCTTATGGTAAAGAGTGCCGTGAGCTGTTCACAGTGCCAGAAGGTTATGCCCTTGTAGGTGCAGACCTCAGTGG